TAAGTCCTTCTTATCCCACTCGGAAAGGTAGGGGTTGTCGTCAATCATGGCCTCTATTATTGCAAACTGATCGGCATACTCCGGGTCAGGGTGATCCTCCTTGTTTGGCTCTTCATACCAAAGCTTGTATATCCAGCTATTGGTTCCCTCTTCAGCAGGGTTGGTATCCCCGATCCATTGGTGTGATGTATAGGCCAACCCCGGTAAACGTAGCTGTCCCTTGGATATGGAGAAAACGCAGGAATCCTTAAAATTTGACAATTCACTAAAGAAAATGAGGGAGAACCGCGTCCCCTTAATCTTCTCCTCAATGTCATGGTCTACATCCAGAGAGTGTAGCTGTATCTCCGTTTCGTTCCCGTACATATTAGAGACCCGCATGAAGTGCATCTTGGTCACGCCGTCTACTTTAGGTGGAACCGTAACCTTAAACCCGGACAGGTTGGCCTCCCATTCAGGGACGATTAGGTCAATTAGATCAGACCACACCCCGGACTTTGCATTGCGGATAGTTTTGCAGAAGATGCCAACCCTGCCCCCTTTGGTTTCCCAACAGTGCCTAACCAGCCTGTGCAGGACTCCAATGGTTTTAGATGAGTACCTCGGCCCACTCACTAAAAGGTATCTCTTGGTGCAATTAAATATCTCTAGCTGCTTTGGCGATATACTGGGATACCAGCAGCCACTAGCGTCCAACGGCATATGTGTGCTATCTTAACGATTTGCAGGCTTTATGGCAAATGAACTGAGAATAGATTTATCAGACCCCGCCATGCAGGAAGCGTTTGCTGACTGCCAACCGGGGGAGACCCACGCTATTTCTTTAGATGTGAGCGTCAGTGAGAATGGCGAGGAACTGGTTGCGGACATAGACCCGGAGTCGGTAGAGAAGTACTTGGACGATGGTTTTGAGGAAGACCCGGAGTACGGGGAAGACACCGAGCCGAAGGCCGTTGCAATTATAATAAAAAAAGGTGATGCCAAATAGGCGCAAGAAGGAGATTCATGTCCACTACAAGAGCGATGAGACGGTTGATGCGGAGATACACTTAGGGAATCTTCGCCCTAAAAAAGGAAGGGGGTATAGAAGCATTCTCTACTTTGAGGGCAGTGTAAAAGCGGCAGGAATGGTTGGATATGTTAAACTTTGGAGGCCAGTTAGCAAGGGTAAGAGAAATGAGATCATGCGCCAATTTCATAAGAACATGGTTGCAAACAACTCGCCAAAGATAATCTGATGGTAGATTTAAATGTACTGAACAATCGCGGGGTAACGGCAGAAGCCGCCCAGAAGGTATTTGCAGGGGATGACGCTGAGATATCCGCAAAAGGCAAGGCACTTCTGGACAGGATGAAGCATAGGATTGATGACGGCTTGAGCGGCTGCATTAAGAACCACAAGGTTTACCATGCCTTGGATTTAGCTTGGGACACCCCCCTTCAGCAGATAAGCAATACGCTTGCCCACTCCATCTCAGACAGCACACTCAGTGATGAATCCGTACTGAACGCTGCAAAAGACTGGGGGCTTACCGGGATGCTTGAGCCAGTGCATGACACCAAGGGCCAAAAGCAGAAGCTCAACCTGCCGGTGTTCTTTAATATATTCGTCCCCCTTGTCCGCTCTTACGTGACGATCCGCTGGGCTAGGATTTACAATGACAGGAGGCAGTACCCGCTCTTTAAGTTTGAGATGGGGAAGAACACCACCACCAATAAGCTGCGTTCAGAAATCTTAACTGACCGCGTGCAGGTTATCTCAAACCAATACGGGTATAGTGAGCTACTCAAGCAGTCTATATTCCAGATGCTGCACTATGGCTGGGCAGCGCAGTTCCCACAAGAAGAGTGGCATACTGAGAAACAGGTGGTTCTGGATGAAGCAGGAGAGGAGGAGGAGAAGTATGTTAAGGAGGGAATCCGGTACAACCTTCCACACCCAAGCAGGGTCTTCCTTGACCAAGCACATAGGCCAACCACTTTTAATTCTGATTCGGGGTGTGCGTATGCAGGCTACTGGAGGATCATGCGCTATGGGGATATCCGATCCAATAAGATGTTCTGGAACAAGGACAAGATTGTGTACGGAAGAACCAGTGATCTACTTAGCAGGGCAAAGACCTACCTAGAAATGGTATCCCCCTGCACATTGGAGTTCCCAAGAAGCAGGAATTCCTTTGGTGTAACGGATCGCGAGTCTGAACTGGATGCATTTTATAAAGCCACGGATGACGACAAGGCTGTACTAGTCACAGAGTATTATGAAAAACTTATTCCAAGTGAGCATGGCCTTGGTGATTATGATCATCCTGTATGGTTTCGTTTTTGTTTGGCTAACGATGACACTGTTCTTTATGCTGCCCCTATCCCTTATTGCCCCGTGGTTTACTACGCTTATGACCCGCATGAAGGCAAAAGTATCAACTCGTCGTTAAGTCTTGAGATCGTACCGTTCCAAGACCAGATCGGGAATCTCCTTAGCCAGTACCTGTTGAGCGTTAAACAGAATCTGGCAAACATGACCTTTGTGGACACAGACCAAGTCCCCAAGGACATGATAGACAAGCTCCAGAACTGGGGCGAAAAGCTTTTCCGCAGCCTTAACTTCATGCCGTTCTCGTCTAGGCAAAATAAGTTTGCCCAGAACGATGTGAGGGAGGCGTTCACCTCTGTCCGCTTCACTGCGCTGGACACCAACGGGATTGTTGGGGCCATGCGTCAGGTCATAGATATGCTGGAGCGTCTCCTTGTTATCTCTGCTCAAGAGATAGCTCAGGTAGCCAGCCATGAGCAGACAGCGGAGGAGGTGCGTACTGTTGCCAGCACAACCACGACTCGGTTGGCATTCACGGCTACTGCCGTTGACGATGCCATGTTGGCGTGGAAGGAGCAGATATATAAAGGGCTGATGGCATACGGCGAGGAGGAGGTTTATGCAGAAATTAATTCGGGCTATACGCCAGAGCAGATTAACGACCTTGGCTTCACAGTGGAAGAGGAAGACATGGATAGCTCTGGCCTTGTTGGAGTACGAGGACAGAAGACTGCTCTTGATCTTGAGGTCATCGGCTCTTACCGGGATAGCTTGGATCGTGTATCTGATAATGCAATGGCAGCAGCATTGACACAGCTATACCAGATGGTGGCCAACGACCAAGAGATTCGCCAGAGCGTGGGGGTAGACCAAGTCCTTGGCGTGGTGAACCAGATTGGAACCATGCTTGGGCTGCCGAAAGACTTTAAGCTTCAGAAGATAGAGGGAGAAGAGGGCCAGCAACCCGCCCAAGCCGATCAGATGGCAGCGGTGGCAGAAGAAATTAGGAACTCAATAATCAATGAGGTAGGAGAGGCTATAAAGCCACTGGCTGAGAATACCCAGCAGAACAGCAACATGATCCAGCAGATTGTGGATGTGATTAAGGGTGGGCCGCAGCCTCCTGCGCCTCAACAGTATGATACAAATAACGCAGTCCCCACTGGAGTCCCAGCAGATGCTGGAAATCCAGAACTGGCTCCAGCAGGGCCAGTGCGGTAAGTTAAAAAAACAGATAAAAGGGATGATCGCCTTCCACCAAGAGGCGGCATCCAGACTTTTAATAGAGGCTGTAACCGACCCTCGCAAGGAGGCAGACGCCAAAGCTGAAGCCGAGGCGGCTAGTCAACTTCTGAGCTTTTTGGATATATTGACCACAATTGCAGCGGGGGGGATGGAACTCCCTATTACCAAGATTTCTATAGAGCAATAATTCTATGAGTAACATAGCAGAAAGAGTGGAGCAACACATGAACTCAGCAGCCCTTCCGAGCATGAAGATCGTGAAGGCAGGTGAGGCAGAGGAAGCTACCGGCAGTGAAGGTATGCTAGTTAAAACCGAAAAACCCTCTGGAACTAGGCGGTTCTTTGAGAGAGCGGTTGAGCCAGAACCTGAGCCAGAGGCACAGGAGGAGGCGTCTCTGCAAGAAGAGTCGCCCCAAGAGGAGGTGCAGCAGTCGGCTCCCCCCGAAGAGGAGAAGGAGGAGGTGGCTGATGCAGTCGGAAATTTTATGGACAGGTTGGGCTATAGCAACCCTAACAGGGTTAAGGAGAACCCGGAACCTGCTCCAGAGGAGGAGAAGGAAGAACCCGCCCCAGAACCGGAGCCAGAAGATTCAGAGGAGGTAGCCGAACCTGCCGAGCAGGAGGAGAAAGAGGAGGAATCCCCCAAGGCTCCCAAGAAGCGCAGGAGAAAGGAGGGGATTGACGCTGATGAGATTAAGGAGATCATAAGGGAAACCGCCCAGTCAGTGTCCCAGCAAGCCCGGATATCCGAGGATATCCCAGAGCTTGACACCGCCCCGCCCGTGGCCGCTTCTCCGATTGAGGCCAAGAATAAGTCCGACTTGGATGTTTTCTCAGAGATGGAGTCCGACCCGAAGTACAGTGGCATTAGGGGCAGGTATGCGGAGTACCTCACTAAACTGTCACAGTATAAGGATAACTGGAAAAAGGAGAACCCCTCATCCAAGTTCAGTCTGGATGACATGGAGCATGAGGATTTCATTACGGCCAGCCAGCCAGCTTATGATCTGGATGATTTCACGGACGCTAGGATAACGGTTAAGGCGCGTAGCCTTATAGCTGAACAGGAGCGTTCCTACAGGCACGAACTGGAGGAACTGCGCTCTTCGGTGGACGAGGGCAACATGAAGGAGGAGCTTCAGACGGCCTCTAACGCCAGCATAGCGGAGGTTGTGAAGCTTGCTGATGAATCATATCTGAAGGTGGTGCAGGACGGTGGCGGGGATGCGTTAAAGGACGCCGACCCCGTGGCGCATGATGTCCTCAATGAGGTACTGGCTCAGAATGAGAAGGCACTATATGAACTGGAGAAGCTGACCCACCCGACAAAGAAGTTCAGACTGAACACAAGCAACGACACCCACAAGTTGCTTGTAGATTTTGCCATCCAGAAAGAGGGGGATATAGCAAAGCTTCCCGTCAGCGAGCAGATGCATGAAGGCCGCAGGTTTGCCACAACTAAACAGTGGTCAAAGATGGGTGAGGCACAACGCGCCAACCACTGGCATCTTGAGCCATCTCACATAAAGGCCATGTACATATCGGACGTTGGCAACCAAGCAAAAGAGCGCATAGAGAAGCAACGCGCAGTGTTTGACAAGTACCTCAAACACAAGGCGGGGCAAAAAACTGCCCCGAAGGCTTCGGACGAGGCTAAGAAACCTCAACAAAAACGGGCCAAAACTAACCCTCCGTCTACAACGGGTGAGGCAGTTAATGCCACAGGCAATAATCCAGCCGCCAGCGTTGACATAGGAGCCAACGATTCTTTAAAGAGTCGGCTATGGGGATGATACAATGTACGCACTTGCGGATACCCGCACTTAAATAAAAAGGAATTATTATGGCATCAGGAGATACAGTCCCAGCAGTAGGCGGCTCAACCGTCTTTAAGGAAAACAACAATCCAACTACTACGGCTATTTGGAATAACTATGATACCTGTGGCAGCATGACACGGGCTGATGTGGGCCTCGCGGAATCGGGAGACCTAGATGCAATTTTTACCGACTCAGGTGGAACCAACAACATGGGTGACTTTGACAGATACCGCGACATGGAGAGCCTTTTGGTTACCCAGTTGGAACTCAAAGCCTGCGGTGGCCGTCAGTACGGTATGTATGACTGGCTGATGTCAGGTGCTAAATCTATGGGCAAAGGGATAACCAAGCGCAATGTTGCTGGCGGGGCCAGTGAGATTGAGCCGTTCATTCTGGCTGCTCAGAAGGATGTCATTAAGGATGACTACTGGTTGGTGGATAAGCTACTTGACCATGACTACAAGTATGAGACATCGGCAACCACCAGCGCACCAACACTTGCTCCCGGCGGGGCGGTGACTCACGACCCTGCGCTGTCAGCAACGGTCTCTGCCGCTGGTGGACAGTTTGTCCTGCGCGTTAAGCCAGCCGGTAACAACCCTACAGACATAGGTTACTTTAAGGACGGGGTAACCGTTAACTTGTTTGCAAAGGCGGCAGATGCAGGCGCGGCATATCGTGTTGCGTTTAAGGTTGTCAGTGCTAAAGCGGTAACTGTTTCAAACGTAGACTACATTGACGTTGGTGTAAAATACCAGAGCGGTTGGGGTGCAGGCGCAGACATCGGCTCTACATTTGCCTTTGACGATGCGACACCAGCCTCCAAGATTGGTGCTGCTGGCACAGGTGGTGCAGGCGTAGTGGTTATCGGCGCGAATAACGTCAATGACTTTGAGGCTTGGTGTGAGAATCGCCCTGCTCTTAACACGCTGAAGCACGTTCCTTTCTGGTATCAGACCTCTAGGAGCAGCCTTTGCGTTTCCGAGTTCTACAAGGAATGGTTGGAGCGGATGCTCAGGACTAACGCATTCTTTAACAAGTTTGGGGATGTGTCCTTGGCAGAGCGGAATGCCCAGTTGGGCCTCATGCAACAGAAAGAATGGGTTAACTCCTTCTTCTGGGGCCAGCCAATCAGTGACAAGCAGAAATTGTCCTCCTACAAGGAGCTAGGTGTTGTTAGCTCAGTGGATAGCTCCATACTAGGCGACCAAGGCTCTGATCTTGAGGGTGCTGCCATTGGATACAAGGCTAACGCTATAGGTGTCTACCGCCAGTTAGCTGATTGTGGTCGTGTCACCGACAAAGCCGGTGTTGCACTCATCCTCTCTGAGTTCCTTGAGGGTGACATCTTTGATCTCGTCCGCTCGCGGAAGGATCAAGGCAAGCCAGCCGACTCCATTGATGTGTTCACGGATTCCAAGACCGCGAAGAACATCTTCAATGCGATGATGGTCTAC